CCCCAATAACAGTCCATAAAGTAATGACTGGGTGCATGGTATTTGCGCCACTTGGGACGCAACTCCTTGATGTGGTTCTGGGTGTAGTCCTGGTTGAGCACCTTTTTTTCCTGGGCATTTTGGGTAAAGAAATTGTCTATGTGTTCGCTAAGCGCATAGATGTTGCCCAGGGCTTCCTCTACCTTACCATCCTCGATCTTGCGGCCACCCTTTTTTAGATTGAGTAACTTATATACGGCCTGTATACGGAATTCTTCGTAGGAAAGCTGGTTCTGGTCCACACGGTACAACAGGTCACAAAAATCTATGTACTGCTGTGTGCTGCACGCATTGATGTGCAAAGGCAAGTGTGCCTTTTTTTGCACTTGTGGTATCTCCAGGGTTAAAAAACTCATTGTTTGAACAGGTCTGAATATTGAAGGTTTAGCTTGGACATCTTTTGCCCAAACTTATCTACTACGGCAACCCTTACCTCTTCCTTGTTCTTAAAGTCGTGAGGGATATACCTTGACTTGGCGTTGATACCAAAAAAATCGCTCAGGAACTGGTTTATCTGCAGCCGTAACAACTGGCGCTCGTTCAATTGTTCTTGGTATGATCTTTCTAGCTTAACGTACATTTTTGCCAACCTGATACGGCGGGCAATCTTCCTGAATGGCCACGTGAGCCATTTACATAGTTTTTTTATCATTTTTTTCATAGTGGTTAGGCGGATACGAAACCGCTGTCTTCGTTAAAGTCGTTTAATTTATTGAAATCCAAATCGCTTCTCTCCGAAACAACTTCTTCACCCTCTTGTGGTTCTGCCAATTTTTCAATCCGCAGAAGGAGTTCGTCAGCATCCTTACGGAATAGTTGGGATACATAGGCAACCTCGTTGAACTGGGGTACCGCCCTTCCTTTAATGGATGCCCTATCACCACGGACTGGCTGAAGAACACCTTCTGGGAACATTGTCAACTGAAGCCTGGGTATCCCCCAGCTTAGGCTGGCGTATACACAAGCTTCCTGAGCGAGGGCAAGAAGTTGTTTCTCCTTTGCGCTCAAACTGGTATTAGATACTCCTGAGCGCTTATCTTTGATAGCTTTGAACGTTTCTGGATCTATCCTTGCCTTTATTTCATTTTCGGCCATTCTTAAACCTGGCTGTAGCTTTAACAGCAATAAGCGAGAGTTGATTATGTAACTTCGGTTAAATTCCTTAACCGTACGCACTAGCAGCTCGTGGCTCTCTTTGTATTGGTCTGAATCTTTCCACGTGGCCGATTTAGCATCTAGCCACTTTAAAAGATCGTTCATAGCACGATGGGCCCTACGTTCCAGCTCATCGTTATCTGCCACCAACATATGCTCGAAGGGTGTCTTGTTATCCTCTGAAGACAACATGGTACGTCCATTCATCCCGTGCTGTAGATCGTTAGCAGGAGCAAACAACCTATATGCCGCGGTGATAATTGCGCTCTTGGCGAGCTCTAGCACAATAGCATCGTCCGAGCCCTCTTCCGGTGGTGTGTTCTGTTCATAGATTGCAACAATCTCGTCGTAAACATCCTCCCCGACGGTTTCAATAAACTGAGAGGTGACCGAGCGTATATCGCTCTTGAGTTTTTTGAACTCGAACATAGCATCTATAAAGGATAACGCATCCTGTATCTCGGTTTCGGGTGCCTTAGGCTTGCCAAAGAGTAATTTCATTATACTGCGTTTTTAATTCGTTGTGCTGCTGTGGTCTCACTCTCACTCTGCGGGTGATCGTGATAAAAACCTACTTTGAGGTTCGTGCTGGGCCAATTGGCTTTAATAGCATAATTTATGGTCTTGGTTACAATGCTCTCTGGTATATCTATACCCGTGAGCAAGTAATTTTTCATTGCATAGATCTGTTCGCTCCCTGAGTCGCTCTTACCATTCTCTGAGCCACCACCCAATGAGCTGTGGAATCCTAGATTAGATCCCAAAGCACGGTTGGCTGTTTCCCAAATCTTCACGTTGCCCTCGATAAACTCTTTTATTTTTTGGTCCAGCGGCTTGATCTCCCAACCTTGCTCCAACAAGTTATGACCCTCTACCATAAAATGTTTTACGGAGTGCCAGAACTTACCAGTATTTTCTTTATTAGAGAGTGTTTTTTGAACCTTGCCCAAAAAATCTTTTTTAAAATCCAGTAGGTCCTGTTCTTTATAGGTTTCGCCTTTATCTGCACGGAGTTTCTCCAGTTCCTTTTTCTTGGCATCCCAAAACATTTGGGGTGAAATTATATGGTACTTCAGGTTGATGGAGTTTTTTGCAAATGCCTTGAATATTACCGGGATAGAGGTAGATAGCTTTAACCATTCCAGTGAACCAAAGATATCCGGTAGGGCATAATGATCTGATATAAAGCTAGGCATATTTGAAAAGTGTACGGAGTTGCGTTTTGCAAAAGGATCCTTATAATTGAATAAGGAGTATACCTTGTAATCTCCCTGTATCAAGTTTTTTTCGTACTGATCTACAGAGAACAAGCAGTGTGTGGCTTCTGGTGAAGCAGATCCAGCTCTTCTAGCTTTGCGCGCCTGGTTGATGTTCATATGTTCTAACCTCGCAATACTTGGCTTTCCTATGCGACCCCCCTTGCCCCTGTATAACTTAGTGGCTACATTCTCAATATGATGATAGTCTACGCATGATTTAAGAAGATAGCTTTCTGCGTCCCAATCTTCCATCCAAGCACTTATGGTCTTATCATCCTGCCAGTCACGTATTAGCTTTCCGTTTTCAAACCTCTCGGCATATAGCTTTGGGCCTTTGCCCCATAGAAGACCTGTTTTCTTTTTTAGCTTACCAGGAGCACTATCGTTGTTCGCTACAACATCCCTGATCTCTTTTGGTAAATCATCTGATGATCCAAACGGAAACACCTCATATCCATCTACAAGATAACTCCTGTTGGTCCAGTCGAATTCGTCCTTCTCTGATCTATATTCTTTAAAGTTTCTTGGGTTTTCGGCAGACTCGAATGTAAAAGACACATCGTCTGCTGATACGATAGCATTGCTACCAATAAACTCAATATCCACAATGTTACTCATACTACCTCAATATTTTGAAACGTTCGTAATAATGGAAGGTAAAACCATCTAGGCTTATTGTCCGGTAGCTCTACAAAACCAATCAAACTTTCCGATTTGATACCCTTGTCTGTAGATAGGCCTGGACGAAGCAAAGCCATATTCACTTGTCTAATTCCTTTAGACCGCTTTTCTTTCTCACTGTATTTCCAAAAGGATAAAGAGAAAGGAACGTTGTCATTCGACAACTTACGCATCTGCTTTAAAGCCTCATATGGTGTTATCTTATTCACATAGCAATAATACCAATTAGGTAATTCAATGCTTGTGACAAGTAATTGGTTACAACCAGCTTGGTTGATACTCACCAAGCTGGTTGAGCGTATCTGGTTGGCGGTGTCATATTTCCTATCATTAAGACTGTCTGCAATTGCCTTTATAGACCTTAGCGGGTCGGGGAGAACTTGAACATAAAAAAAATTAATGTATTTTTTTTATGTGTTATGTAGTTGATTTTCAGGTTTTTATATGCTATGTGTTTTTAATAAACACCTATTTAATCGAGTAAGATTGGCTATATATTGTTATTTATAATAATTATAAATACTTAATTTATAGGTTTTAAACATTGTTTTTTATTATATTCTTTCGGATAATACGAATATATTTTGTATATTGTAGTTAATAATAACACATAAAAATCCTGTTACATGGAAACAAAAACAAAAAAGGCGAAAGCCACAGAATCGAAAAAAGCAACTCCAAAAAACGTAATTGTATAAGGTACGTTGCGACCTTGAATTAAGCGACAAAACTAATTAATAAACAGAAATTATGAGTAAAGAAATAATTAGCCAAACAGACAAAAAGCAATGGACTTTATACGGTGTTATGCAACGTTTTTTTAAACTGACTAAATTTTACTTAGGATATGTTTTTTATGTGCTAATCACTGTTAATGAACGAACCAATTATTTACAAGCGCAACAAAGAGGTTATGACTGTACACATAGCCACGATGATAGTTATATTCTTTATGGTAGTGCAAGAAAATACTATTTTGATAAAACTAAACCACCGACAAAACATTATGTGACTTATAAGCAATACAAAAGGATGCACTACCCAAATGTTGCATAACGGAACTGCTAAAAGTGTAAACGCTAAAAAAGCGGAGTTAAAAAAAGCCACTGATAAAGTCGAGGCAATCTTAAACCCAACGGCTGAAAAACGTATCAATAAATTAGAGACGTTGCAAATACTTTCAGAAAAGTATAAAGCCGTAAAGGAGAAAACAGACGACCTAACAAATTATAGAGCGAGTAATGACGACACACAGGCACGAATGGAGTTTAAAGCACAGAACGGCTACAGCTTCAGTATCTCTAACAATGCAGTAATTGAGGAAGTTTTAAACGTAGTAGAAAACAAACTTTTTGCTATGCTTGAAAAGTCCGAAAAGGAAATTATCGATTTTCAAATTTAATTTTAAGTCTAACCAAAAACGCCCGACCGTTGCAGGGTTGGGCGTTTTAATAACACATTGTTACGTCATGGAAAACAACAATAACAACACACCCAAAGCTAACCCATTTTTATTAAGTGAGCAAGTAAAAAAAGAACTTCAAAACAAAGGTTATTCTTCAACCTTCAATTATAGCGACTATACATTTTTTAAAGAAAAGTGCAAAAACGCTTTTAACAAAGCGGTTGCAATTGCCCAGGAATTTATCAATGAAGCAGACCCAAAACAAAACGATTTTAACGCCTATATTATTTAAGAAGCTAGCCAGGGGATGAATTTTGTAATCGGCTTTTGAGACAAACCCCTTTAACAAAAACCTGAAAACGCCATACCAGCAAGGTGCGGAAATCTAAAAAATTTTCGCCCTTACGGGCGGTCAGGTTTTTGTTCAAAATTAAGGCTTATGCCTTTTTGTTGGCTTTTTGTAGTTTTTAAAACACCATCATTATCGAACTCTAGAAATCCATTGACACCATGAAATCTCCTGTATTTTTTTTCCATACCCAAATATACAAATTATTCAAATACGGTATATATAGCGATATATCTCAATTCCCACTCAAAGCGGTAATAATACCACTTTCCCTACGTTTGCCTACGCGCAACCATTCTGGACGGCAAATAAAATACTTCATCCCATCACTCATGTTGGTACTGTTCATAGGTAGTTGGCTAAGGGTAAGCTTTTCGCTGCTCTTATCTTTTTTAATCTCTGGCTTTCCTGTCCTTCTGTTCTTGGCTATAAGTACACGCGAAAGCTCCATCGAGCTCTTTAACTCCCTACAGGAAATGGCGTCTATCAACAGCTTGGGGAGATCTGGGTTGTTCTCTTCCAAAATCTGCTTCATTAAATGGTGCTCTTGGCTGTGATAGATATCCCCCTGGCCACGGCTCATTAAATTTACACGCCAACCGGTACGCTTGCCGTTCTGTATCTCTATGTAATCCTTTAGCTCGCCTGCCCAATCCCTACCAGTGGTCTCGTTTTGGTTTCCGGAACGATCGTAGTACATATCCAGCATCTTGGTAGGGTGCGGCTCGAAATAACGTATAAAATGGTCGGCCAGTTTACGGGTGTTGTTCTTTCCCAGTTTATAAATATTCTTTAATAACCGTATCTGCTTGGGCGTGCTCTGCCCCAGTACCATACTCATCATGTTTCCAAAATCGATGCCACACTCCAATTTCGCCTTGGGGTCCAGATACCTAAGCTGTAAACAATTGGGAGTACCCCGTAAGCCAAGCTTTATATCGTACTCCTCGTTAAAGCCATCGCGGTAAAAATGGCGCTCGCTAAGTGCTTCGTAAAATTTTGAGCCTTCCTCTACTCCTGCTTTAAAGGTAAGTACACTTTCCTTAAAGGTTTCCCAGCCCAGCCCCGTTAAGCTGTTCTTAACGGTTTCGATACTCAAGGCATCTATATTCGCAAATGTTGAAGAAAATAAAAAAAAGGAAAGTCCCTTCCTGGCACGGAACCATTTTTCGTAGAGTCGAGCTCGTGCCCGCAACAATCGCTTCAGCTTGTCCTTTTGCTTATACTTTAATGCCTTTGCCAGCTTTGCCTCGTTCTGGTAGTATAAATAGCCACAGTAAAATGCAACCTTTGCGCGCTCCAGGTCGCTCTCTTTCATAAACTCCAATATCCACGGTTCGTCCCCTTTTGACACACTGGGATAATCTGTGGTCCACGTTTGGCCCATATAATATGCGGAGGTAGGAAATTTATTGAACCCGCGTAACGCAGGTAGAATAGTGTTCACTACCTTTCGGGGAATGTACTTTGTTTCGTCACCACCTATATACTGATAGGAGTTTCCGGCAAGTCCTGAAACTTGCGCTGCAGATCCCACTACAATGGCAGCACCATTTCTATGGGAAATTAGATTTTTGTAATTTTCAACGGGCATCCACGGCTTTTCAAAAAAACTTGGCGGACGCTCCCCAACCACATAATCTACACCGTATTTCCAGTCTCTATACTTTTGCCAACCTGTCTCCAGTCCCGGCACCAAGCTGGTACGGGCATTTTCATAGGTGTTACACAGGAACATCTGTAAACTCCTGGGCATCTCTAAAATAGCCTCCTGGAAACGCTCTGCGTGTATCATCGAGGTTTTTGCCGATCCCCTTCCAGCTACTACATAAAGAAACTGAGGAGCCATAATACCTGCCGATTGCGTAGCCCAATTGCCATAGCGCGCTTCTACTAAAGGATCTTTAACACTTATCATTCGTTCCTGAGTTCTGGATCCCTGAACAAGTTACCCGGTATCAACATGGCCTCTTCTTTTATTATGGTTCGTTGCGCCTCGGTAATCTCTTCGTAGCTATCCAATAGTTTATCTAGTTTTTTCTTAGGTATGGGCAACATTCCCACATCTTCAGGTTTCAACGTATAGAGCTTGATGGGCTTACGCTTCAGTATCTCGTCCAATTCGTCCTCGTTTCTGCCCAGTTCAGATACTACATCTTTCAGCTCGCGTAACATACGGCCTATACGGGCATTATCGTTTGTGTCCTTGCTCAACAAAATACCCTGCTGGATGTTCTGCTTCATCATATCCACGATCCAGTTAAGGTGTGCGTCCAGGCTTACCGAGTCGTTGGTATTAAAATACTCAAAGGAGTTGTTGTACAGCTTATTGGCCAAGTAGTAGGAATAGCCCTCTACATTTGTAAGATAATCTATAATATTGGCCTTACTGCCATATTTATCGAAACGGCGCGACATATTGCGCACCTTGTCCATAGCGTCTATGTACTCCACCACTTCCATAGGAAGTTTTTTGGAGTCCAGCCCCTTATCGTGCCACTCCCAAATATCGTCTATGGATAGGTCTGATATGTCGGGGAATTTACGTTCCAAACCAAATCTTGTTTTTAATCTCCTCTACCCGCTTACGCTCGGTAATCTTCTCAAAAATCTGTACCGCTGTGGAGTTGCCCGTTTCGGCCAGTAACTTTTGTTGTGCCGCGATATTGAACTCCGTCTTTAACCTTCCGCGCTGGATGGCGAGATAGATAAGGGAGTCCGGATCGTTCGCTTTTTGCAGAAACTGTTCTTGCGATACCACCTCGGAAAAATAGAGTGCCATTTCAGTAAGGCTAAAATTGCAACCGGCAACGGTCTCAACCTGCTCTTCCAGGGACATATCGTCCATTGTGGCAAGGTCCTTATTTTCTGGTATTTTCTTCATCCCAAGGTATTGAGGTACGACGGTGCGCGTCGCGTAAATAGTTTTTTTTCTGGCGCAAGGGCTGGGGGTTGCGTAATTTGTACCCGTGGGTTTTTCTGTAAATCAATCATACCACTTAAACCCTATGCGTTTAGATTCTTTTTCAGCAGCTTCGATTTTACGATCATAAAATTTAACCCGTTTTTTATGGAAATCCCGCTTTTTCTTTAGGTCGGATTTATCAAGTTTTTTTGGCATCCCTATATTTTTTGGTTAACTCCGTTTTTCGCTTGGTACCGTATCTCTACATCGGTAAATAATTTTTTTCTGAAATCGAACAGCCCCCTGCTATTGGCAAAGGTGTATTGCTCGTAGTATGCATTTTCGCTCCAGTTCCCAGAGCCCTCTATTACATAATGGTCCTCTTTTGTTTCCAGTAAGCATACCTTAGCGTGTACCCAGGCAAACAACACATTTAGGTTCGCAAATGCCCTGGCTTGCGATGCGAGCATATCTGCCGTGGCAGGATTGCGCTTTAACATCGTATCACTAACTAAAAGCGTTATCTGGTCCACCAAACCTTGCGCGTGCAATTCCGTTAATGCCGCAATTACCCTTTTGTTTATGGAATAGGTAGAAGCATACAGGTGCTGCACCTTTTTTTGCTTCAGGATCCACGGGATAAAAGTGAATGCATTAAAGCTATTGTCGCTCTGTAAAAAGAAAAACTCGTCACGCAACGGTAGCCTCGTTATGTCCTTTTCCAGATTCGCAACCTTTTGGTAATGCGCGACCAGGTATTTAGAAACAAAACTTCCCATGGGCGATGGGGAAAAATTACCAAAAACACCACCACCCACAGGAAGATCAAAGAACTTATTTTTTGCCATTGGCTATACGGGCTTCAACTAGATCCAACTCTGCCTTAAAGGCGTTAACCTTTGCCTCGATAATAGCCTTGCTGTCCGCATCTTTTGCCTTTTCCAGCTTCTTACCCTCTTTAGAGATGTAGGACTTTAAATTAGCGCGTTTCTGCCCTAATTCTGCCTCTTTGTACCCATCTACCTTTTTCTGGAGCATTTCTTCTTCAAAAATTGGATGGTTGCCCAATATCTCTCCATTTTCTTTGTAGTAGTCCAGCTCGGCCTTAATCTCTTTGTTAAGCTCAAAATTTTCAACTGCTTTGGCTGTAAGCTCATTCATCAGCTCTGGATCATCCTCGCCAAGTTCCTTCAGTTCCTTTCGGCTCTGCTTGTATTTGCGATGCGCAGTGACCATGTCGCTAACCAGCTCTTTTAATTTACCGGGGCAATCGTCTTCGTCCAGGAACGGATATTCGTCGTGGATCTTCCAACCGCCCTTAACATTGTCCGGGGCGTTCTCAATAGCCTCTTTTGCAGAACCTACATACACCACTTTAATCTCGTCCTTTACCTTATGCAGGTATTCGCTAAGGGTAGCGCCCTTCATATCCGGTAGCTCGTCGCCACGCTCGGCGGCCAGCTCTGTTGCCAGGGGCTTTAGTTCCTTGTGGTAGTCCATAGCCTCGATGTCCCCATCAAACAAGGTTTGTAGCGCATTGCTGTTATTTGTACCGCTGCTCTGGGTCTTGGTTTTTGGTGCATCAGTCAAGGGCTCGAACGAGATAAGATCCCTGTTTGTCACGCCATAGGTTTTCTTTACATCGTACTCCAGGGTGGCAAGGCGCTCCTTACTGAAGCCTGCCGCATTGTAATGCTTTGCAAGCCCCGGGGCGTGTTCTGGATGCGCGAGCAGTTTTTGCAACAATTGGTTAAAACGGCCCTGCGGGGTATCGCCACCCTTTAAAATGGCGATAACGGAGGCCTTTGGTGGAAGTTGTTTTTTGCGTTTCATAAGAATATTCTTTTCTAGTTTTTGTAATTACATTGCTAAAATGGCAATTGCAAACGGGAAAGTTTGTGACAAACAAAAACCGCTCCTTGCAGAGCGGCTTTCTAACCAACCAAAAAAAGTACGCATGAGAACTACGTACGGTTCTTTTCTATAAGTAGTGTATTTGTTCCATCCTCGAACACTTCCAGTGTAATGGTAGCGTCTTCCAGGGCGGTCCATTGCGTACCGTCCTTTAGGTGTACTACGGCATCGGTATGGGCGCCTGCACTCAGGGTAGCAGGGTCTGCACCTCCGGAGCCTATAAGGGTGATCTGCTCGCCGTGCTCAATATCGATACTGTTTATATCGATAGCGGCAGTGGTGTCCAGATCCTCCACCTTATAGCTGTTGCCCGTAGCCTGAAGCGCATCCACGCTTACATCTGTATCTGCAGGTGCCGCAAGGCTCAAGTTTCCTTCGTAGAAAGCGGGCACGTACTTAGAGCCCACAATTTGCTCGAAGGTCATTTTTACCCCTCTACCAGAACTGTCGTCTGTTTGCTCGGCGTTCAGCTTCATTGGCGCACAGGGTGTCCCGTAGGCTCTCTTAAAGCCATCGGTACAGTTATCGGCTATTATAAAATAGCCCACACCAAGGTTGTTCTGCACAAACTCGTTTATGTCCAGATCGTCCCCTGGGTGCCATCCCTCAAACTTTTGCTTGATGGTCTCCATATCCTCGTCACCCTCGGAGGTGTAATTCTTCACCTGTTTTGAAGGCGTAAGGTATATGGTGAACATTTTTGCACCCGACTTGAGTACGAAGTCCCCGACCAGCTTTACTCCCTTTGCGTCACGCGTTGGGAATACCAACACATCCTCTGCACGAACAAAGGTTACGTTTGGGCGGTTGGCAGATGCTGCTCCAGCACCTGCCCCTTTACTTTTTATATTTTGTGGTAACCACATAATTTATAAGGTTTTTAAGATTAAACTTCTAGTTACGCTCCCGCGATGTTACGCTCTACTTCTTCCCAGACTCCATCTACCAACGTAAAGCTTATGTCGTCGCCATCGCTCACAACGGCTGCGCTGCCTACGTTAATGTTTCCGGCAACATCGTTTATAGTCAAGTCTCCACTGGCGGTACCAGTAATCTTGATCGTTTGTCCCTCTACACCGTTAAGGATCTCTGCCAATGTAGCGGCAGTACCTATGTACTCGTAGTTTACACCTTCATTTGCATCCAAGGTATCTTCAGTGAACTTCACCGTAGGATCTGGAGCTTGCTCTGGCTGTGTAGTACGCTTAATCTCTGTAAGAGAACCATCGGTATTTGCACGTAGTGTTAATGTGCCGCCGGTACTCAGGTCGAAATCTGCATTACCTGTTAAGGAGATGTTACCATCGTCCGTAACGTTCTTGGTAGCTGCTATGCCCGTATTACCTTTAATACGTACTATTTGCCCCTCGTAGGTGCCCGTAATGGTATCTATATTGGTGGCCCAGTCGTTGGTAATGGTAATATTGCTGTAGGCTTCTTTAATATTAATTTCGCCTGTTGTATCATCATAGAGACGAACGAAGAAATCTTCTGGGAACATTGGCATACCGTTAGTCCAAACCGTTTGAACTTTAAAAGCGTCTGGATCTGTATCTTTCACTTTAGTACCAATGTGCTTGATTCTTATACCAAATTTATAGTCTGCAAAAATGTAGAACATACGCTTGAGCGTTTCCATTTTGTACATACTTTTTTCCTTTGGAAGATTTTCCAAAAGCTCAATGTTATCATCATAAGTAATAAACATAAAGTCTGTTCTAGCCAATTCATCTAACGCACAAAGCTTCACGTTTGGATAGTTTTCTATATCCATCAACTCCTGACCCGTATAGTTGTTATCGCTACCAAATATTACTCGTTTGCGCTCAATATGCGTTCGTAACCATTGTTTTGATAGGTAAAGCACCAATCCTGGATTATTTCTTTCTTCCTCAGGAATGTTTACTTCTACAACTTTCTTCACATAATCAACGATATTTGCCTCTGTAGGCTTACCAATTAATGCAGCTCTATACTTCATTTCATAATAGAAAGCACGGAACAGCTTGATTAATAACCCATCGCTGCGGTGAATTGCCAGACCGGGTATTTGTGTGGTTTCTGGAGTTGGTACGTGAACTCCCTTAACTGCCACAATTCTATCTTCCTGGCGCGCTTTTTTGTCCAGCTCTGAAAGTAAGAAACGAACAAAGCTCCACTTATAAGCTTGTGATCCTTCTTTGTTGTACTGGTGCAACCAAGATGTTAATATAGTTTGTAAGTGATAGCCTGCCTGCTCAATGTCTACCTGTACTGGATAGATTTTTGCCTCTTCAGGCTGAATGAGCTGCTTATTTTTAGGCAACCATCCTTTTTTGCGGGCCTGCGTAATCTCTGCAGATACTATATTACCATCAGCCACACGATCGGTAACATTAGTACGTACTGGCCAGAAACTAGGTAATTTCAAGAAGTCACGGAAAAGTGAACTTAAATTACTGTTTACCTCACGGTAATATAGGTCCATATCGTTTTTCAACGTTTGCACTTCTGGAGAATCAGCAGCAAATGTTGGCATGTCTACATCTTGCCCAGCAGCCAATTGGTTCCAAGGCCTGTTCTGGAATGCATTGTACGCTTGGCCATTACCCATTAAATGTGTGTCTGAATGTTTCATATTGTTTTTGTTTCCTTTTACAATGGCCTCTGGAGCATCTCCTTCTGGGTCTGCCATAAGTTTTTGAACCAATGTATTTTGATCTTCCACCTTTTGCGTCAATGCCTCTAAGAGCTGCATCTCGGTTTTTGGTGTGTTCTCTGAAGCTGTTTCCAATACTTTGTTACTTTCCTCTTCGGAAAGCTTATGCGCAGTAAGGAGCGCTTTCTTTGCCTTTTCACGCATCTCGGCCAAATTAGGATCTTCATCCTTATTTTTAGCCTTAAGCATGTCAGCATACTCTTCTTCGACATCTTTTTTGAGCTTAGCGATATCTACTTTGGGACCCAGCTCCTTTTGGAGCCTTTTGTCCATTTCATCGGTCATTTTTAACTTTCCATTTTCATCGAACAGAGCTTCCATTTTTTTCTCTGTAGTGAAAAGGGCCGTCATAAAAATGAGCAGGTCTTTAAATTTCATAGTGAATAGATTTAATTAGAGATTTATTTAAAAAATTAATGATACAAGTTTGCGAGAACGTTTACTTTTTGAATAGCTTTCTGCATATTGCCAACCCCATCTATCATTCCGATATCGACCGCTTTATCGGTACCAAAAGTTGCCCCAGATAAAACACCGCTCTCATCTGTCTTTAAATTAGGGCGAGCTTCTTTTACAGCTGCTTGGAACTTTTTTGCGATTGGGGATAAATATTCTTCCTTAATACGGTCGTACTTACCCTCTAGAGCAAGTTTGAACACTAAATTCTTATCTTCAGATTCAGTTGGGTAGATATCGTGAAATACATATCCTTTTTCTTCCCAGTGTTTTTTTGCATCTATAAAAGAAGAAACAACACCTACTGAGCCAAATCTTCCAGACACAGTGTTTTCCCCCATAATAAAATCGCCAACTACACAAGCTGTCCAGTAGTGTAAAGAGCACGCTGTATCGCTCAGCACCACTATGGGCTTTTTCTTTCGGCTGGCAAAATCTATAAAAGGAGGTATTGCACTTACAGCTCCTCCAGGACCATCTACATAAAGAATAGTGCCCTTTACTGTTTTATCGTTCTCCGCCCTGTCTAGCATCTTAACGATATCAGTAGCTCCGTAGGAACACCAGTCGCCGTATTTCATTACTGGGCCTACCATTTTAACCAGGGCAATTTTCTCTGCCTCTTCCTCTGAAGCTTCAGTCACTTCGCTTCCGTCAACATCCATTAAGGTAAACTCCTCTTGCTTTTCTTGGGTATCCGGAACGTTAGCAAAGTTTCCTCTGGAGATAACCCCATGAACTATAGGAGCATATCCTTCTAGTTGATGGGGATCCATTAACCAATGGCCTCGTAACAGATCGTTTAATAATGCGCTAGTCTTCATTCTCTAGGATTTATCACAAACTTGCGAAACCGTTTTTAGAATGTCTGTGACAACGGTGGTTTTACGGTTTATTCCGCTGTTTTAACTTGGGGAGCCCAAAGAACCAGAACAGCACCAGTGCCACCGCCAAGAGCACAAAAAGCCACGGAGAGGTGCGGAGGGCATTACTATTGCTTTCGCGTGCGCTCTTATCACTATCGATGCTGGTAGAACCCTCGCTCTTGTCCTGGGCGTCCAGCTGTAGGGAGTTGTCCTCCTGGAGTGCGGTACTGTCCTTTTGGGTACTGTCCTGCTGGCTATCGCTAAGGGAAATGTTCTTGAAGTTTCGTAAAATGTACTTGGTACCGGTAGGGGTGTTCACCTTTTCCACCTCGGCATCTTTTGCGGGGTCTGCCACATCTCCCGTAAAATCCAAGCGGGTGGTAACTATGGTGGCCGTCTCTAATTTGTAGAGAGAAGTGCTTGTTTCCTCTCGGAACGCCACACGACTCTCCTGTGATAAGGTGCTCACGGTTTTAACCCGCTCCCGGGTACGCTTTGTGGTCTTTATTTTGGCACCACAGGAACACAGGAGCTGCGCCAACAATATAAAGAGCAGGAAGCTGGGTTTTGGACGAAAGTTGTCCAAACCTTTTTTGTCTAATTTATTTAGTCCCATCGTAGTATCTGTATATTAAAATGTCTATTACTTGCAAACTCGTACTGGGTGCTTACAGCACCAATGTTCTGCTCTACATAGCCATAAATCTCGAAAACAGTGTTGGGCTGGTTCAATATCAAAAAATAAGTACCGCTCAAAAAACCGTTGTCGGTTCGGCTGTGTAAAAACGTTTGTTCAGTCCCGTTGATGTAAAGCCTTGCACCCATCTTGGCATCCACCAAGTTGGTTATCTCAATAGGTATCTGGTAGTGTATAGCGCAAACCGCAACACTCCCTGTGGGGATGGTAACGGTCTGGCTGTGCAATAAAATGTTATCTTGGAGGTAATAGCCTGTTGTGTTGGCTATGATGGACACCGTGTTGCCAGGTACATCGTTTGTTATTATGATGTTGGGGTTGGTTACCAATGTGCTCCCGTCGTTCCAGAAAATGTTGCCATTTGTATCCTGTACCAAGAACTGCGAGAGTGTTGGTGCTTCGGTGATGTTACGTACACGCAAATTCCCGTTAACGTCCAGTGTTGCCGTGGGGGTTGTGGTGTTTATTCCCACTTGACCTTGACAGGCAAAGGGTATAGACCATACCATCACAAATAGTATAATTGCTATCCATAGCCAGTAAAAAATGTTGAGTTTTTTCATAATCAAGGTATTTCAAATTCAGCCTGTATAATTCTCACACTGCCACCGAAGCCCATATAGGAACATCTGAAGCCCAGCCGTAGGTCGGTATAATCTGTAATAGAATCTATATCCCCCGTGGGTATGGTAACCTCATATTCGGTGTCGGTGGTCGCGATAGATTGGGATGCACCCTCCCATATAACCGTACCTCCCTCGTACAGCCGTGGTACTATGCTTCCAGAACCCCCCGATACAACAGCCGTATATCTCAACTTGTGGTTGGTGCTGTCGTTGGGATCGGCCGTACTGGTAAGCTGGAAGATGTTATAATTAAAGTTGGTTCTGGTACAGGCGAAGAAATCGCTGTTATCTGGAACCGCCTCATCTATATCTGCATAGCTCCCCGTGGTGTTGGACTGTATGGCAACATCGGCAATAGGGCGTAGTATGGTGGGGCCTGCAACTGTTGCCACAAAATCCCTAGAGCCTACGTAAGCGGCGTCTATATCTAAGCCCAAATACAAATCGCTCAAAGTTCTTGCTCCTATGTAAACTTCGTTCGCCATTATCCTATTATCGTTACCTCATATATTTTCGCGGTTGCAGGCGCTGTTGCAAAGCTTATAGTAAGCTGGTTTACCGTGTTGAAATTCACATCTGGAAAGATGTTATTATCCGAAGAATCTTCACGCATACTTACCAATAGGTCCTTTGTATTTAAACTATGAGTTATTGCGAAAGATGTAGCAGATCCATCACCTGTTATGGTTCCGGTTACCTTTACAGGCGAGGACGATAGTTTGGTTTTTTCAGCATCGGTAAAAGCATTGGTGTCTGGGTTACTCTCGTATTTTGTCTTTACTTGTGCCGCACTATCACCTCCGGTAGATACTTTTTTCCAGAACCCAGTACCTCCCGTTTGGTCTCCTGGAGCAACGTCGCCGCTAACCGCAGTAGCATCATAGAAATAATCGCTAGTCTCGTCCTCTACATAGGTACGAGCCTTATCGGTAAGATCAGCCTCCACTAGCGCGGCAAGTGCCGTAACATCTTGTACCGGCTCTAGATAATGAGTTGCATCTATACTCTGCAATTTAGCCTTAAAGGAATCAGTAAAAGCATTGGTGTTTGTTTCAGCCTCGTACAGGGACTTAATCTCAGAACCTGTTTGATCTCCTGTGGCTCCCTCCTCTATTCCTGAAAGTTTAGTCTTTTCAGAATCAGTAAAAGCGTTGGTATTGGAGTTACTCTCGTATTTTGTCTTTAAACTGCTAGCAGTTTCATTGTCTGGAACCCATTCAACCCCATTATAGGTGTATCCCACACCATCTCCTGTATGCCAAAAAAATTGTGCTACTCCAGGGTTTGAGGGAAAACCAGAAAGTTTT